ATGCCTAGTCCTAAGTGGTACGACATAACAGCGTCTAAAGAGAAATTACCAAGAAGTATTTTAGAAAAATGGTTAAACGAAAGATGCGAAAGATGGGCTTATGGAAATGAAGTTGGAGAAGGAGGATATGAACACTATCAAATAAGAGTAGTACTAAAAGAACCCACGGATGAATATGAAATGAGAAAAATGTGGGCAGCATTCGGACACGTAAGCCCAACACATGTAAGAAATTTTGACTATGTTCTAAAGGAAGGTGATTATGTATGCTCGTGGATAAAGATACCAGAAAACATGCAGGCAGCAACATTCAGACCTTGGCAGAGAGCACTGCTGGATCTGGAGCAAGACGACAGACAGATAGACGTCATAATAGACTTAGCAGGGAATACAGGGAAGAGCTGGCTAACAAAATACTGCGCTCTGAAGATGAGAGCTATAAACGTGCCTTCAGGTTTAGAAGGCAAAGATATAATGCGTATGTGCTTGAAGAGGGGAGCGCAGAGTGGATTGTATATATTCGATATGCCCCGTGCAATAACGAAACAGAGCAAGAGCGTGTGGAGCGCTATCGAGAGTATAAAAAACGGATACTTATGGGACGACAGGTACACATGGGAGGAGAAGTGGATAGATCCTCCGCGAATTTGGGTGTTCACAAATGAGTATCCCAAATATGACTTGGTGTCGGAGGACAGGTTAAGGTTCTGGGCACCTACGCCGACGGGGCTCGTGAGTCTTGCACATTAAGAGCGGGCTTCTAGCGCTACCGCGTAATACTGCGCCCGCTCAATATCTTTCTTACTTTCTTTTAAATCTTGGGAACCGTGTCTGAAATCCGACAAAGTATATAAGTGGTTCTCTGTGATGAGAATAGTTGGTTAAATATAAAAAAACCGCGAGAGGCACACCTAGGACGTGTATAGGCGAAATGCCGCTTCGCGGAATGATAGCCAGACCGTATCAGTCAGTCAGACCATCAGACGGTAAGTGATTTGATGGGTCAGAGTATGCCTCTTCAAACTCCTCTGGGGTCTCGACAAACTCCATACACTTCATCTCGATCATTTCTTTACCGTTATAATAAACACTCAAGGCGTATCACCTCCACTATTATCTAACTCAACAGGTAAAAAGGTACCAGAAGGAACTCCATTTAAGTTGCCCGGAAACTTGCCACAGAGAGTCGGATATGTAAAGCGATCCATAGTTGTTGAAACGTACTGACCATCCGAAAGCTGACCTGCAAAAATAGATACTGGCTCTTTAAAGTAAACTTCTTCTGTAATATAAAGTCTGTAGTAGAATCTGGTCTTGTAAGCGGCAGGGAGAACTACAGTAAGCAGATCAACCTCGGGAGGAGTTCTAGGACTCATAGTAGGAGTACCTGAAGTATTAACATAATTATTAGTAAACATATCAGTAGGTAACCAGCCAATCTTATCGTGATGTCCAAACTGGAAAGTACCATGTGGACTAGAACCTAAAAGAATCTGATTCTTTCTATCCGGAGAAGCAGAACCAGGACTAGAATATGCATAATAACCTATTTCATGAGAAACAGTAGGAGACTTAGTAACATCAGACTTAACAGTTAAATAATTATTAACAGAGCCGGGGAAATTATCCTGATGTAACTGACCGATCCTCCAATACAACGGAACAGCATCACGTCTAAAACCATCTTGTAGTCTAAACTTGTACCAGCGAGAATCCAGCATCATAGCATAGTAGACATTGTTTTGATCCTCAGCAGTTGAAATATTATTGAGTACGACATCAGCCAGATCCTCTCCGTTCGTGATTCTGACTAGGCCCGGATTGAACATGTCGCGAGGGTCAACTGTGTTTTCACCAGCCTCATACGACAGACCCGTGGGGTCGACGGGCAGTGTAGAACTGGGAACGAATTTAACACTTGTTTTACCTAACTTAAAAATACTTATAAGCACTAAAAAAAAAGGTAATAGTCTTCTCAAACAGCGAGTACCACCGCACGTGATCTTAAGAACAGAAACACGCTCAGGGGTTGTACTAAGATCAACAAACCATCTAAACTTTTGCATCATATATCCATCACACTCCGTGTCGTACCATAGTTTCCACGACTGGAAGCTCGACTAGCTGATCTAGCTGTACGAAACCCAGCAGATATAACAGTATCAAGAGTAGAACGAGCAGTATTACCAGCCATTGAATTATAGCCTTGTGACGGGTATTTGTAGTATCGTCCTGTGTTGCGCTGATAATCCCTATCCATTGCTTTAAAATCTTTCCATTTATCATAGCCACTAATAACACCACCTAGGTATGGTATTCCATAAGCCCATTCCTGACGTGCCATCAATACCACCTTCTGCGATACGATCTCCTTCTTCCATAGCCACCGCGTCTGCGGGAATAATAATAACGTTTATAATACGCCATAAAACTAAATAGGAGTAAAAGTATAAAAGGTT